CTAATCCTGCAGGGCGGCCAGGGAATAGGCAAAACAACCTATCTACGGCATTTGTGTCCTGTCGAGCTTAGACAGGATTATTACCATGAGGGTTCCATCTCAGACGACAAAGACGTCAAGCTGATCATTGCACGCTCATTCATGGTCGTAGACGATGAGCTGGAGTCAATGACCAAAAAGCAGCACGAGAGCATTAAGGCCATCATCACATCGGACACGATGCGTCTGCGGTCACCTTACGACAAATACGAGACCACATACGCCCGTAGGTGTTCCTTTGCCGGCTCGGTGAACCGTCGCACGTTCCTAAATGACGAGACGGGCTCCAGGCGCTTTCCTGTCATCCCTATCGGTGGCAACATCGACATTACAGCCATCAGGTCATTTGACATTGACGGTCTCTGGTCTCAAGTGGTGGCCTATTACCGTGAAGGGAAACGTTACTGGTTTGACGATCGTGAGATTCAGAAAATCAACGACTGGAATAAGCATTTTGAGGTGCTGAGTCAATACGATGACTTAGTCAGCAAGTACATAACGCATAAGCCAGGCATCGACGGGGCTCACATTCCGTTCCTGTCAACATCAGAGATCGCATCGCAACTGGCGAATAGGGTTTACGATGAGGAGAAAGTAACCCTCAGCATCAACGACAAGTTTATCTACGGGCTCGGAAGGGCCTTAGCCAAGGCCAACATACCCCGCATCGCTAAAAAGACCACCACGGGCACGAGAAGGGGCTACAACGTCATTGTAGCACCGAAGAACACACAGCATGCGCCGTTCTCACCTATGGAGGAGGAGTTCTAATGCTTTTCACACGAGAAGAACTGGTGGAGATGGGGCTTCTGAAACCTCAACTGTCAAGTAATGCTTTACAGTTCAAGGCTGAACTACCGAGCAATCCTCGGCAGTTCGATAAGGTTGCAACGTCTGGGTTGCCACGTTGCCAGAAGGTTGCCAGTGCAAATCAGCAAGTGGCAACCGACCTAACCCCTTTATTTATATATATATACTTCTCTAGGTTGCTAGGTTGTAAGAATATATATACTCTAGTGGAAATAAATGTAAATGGTAAAGATGAAACTCAAGTTTTACCATGCAACCCTAGCAACCAGAGTCTTGCTGAATATCTCGTAAGTCTGTGGAACATATACGACTTGCAAAGATTTTTAGAGGTTGCTACTGGTTGCCAGCCCCTAGCAACCGACAACCTTGATGTGGCCATTGAAGCCACCAACACCTGCAACCTAGGCGACCTTATCCGTGCAGATTATGGGTTCTATAAACGCCACGGTCATCCACCAGGTGACGCTTGGGACGGTATAATTACCGACGACGGCCTTGATCTAAACCAGTTTGACACCAACGAGGCTAGAGTCATTCCAGACGGCGAGGTGCTGGAGTCGGCGATTGTGGAACGCCAGAGGGTCAGACCAGGACGCACTATGCTGTCCCTGATGTATGAGCACAACGTCAAGGACTACACATGGTTTGAGGGGAGTGATGGGCAGTGGCATTGTTTCAATAACACAGGACTGACATGACAGACGACAGGGACCTCGATGATCTCGACTGGGATGCCAAGGAACACGAGATGCTGGACAAGATCAGAGCGGACAAAGCAGCCAAGATAGCCAGACGCAAAGCTGGTAAGATACCCGAGAGGGAAGTACAGAAGGCCATCGCCACACAGCTTGAACTGCTTGGGTACATGGTCATCAGGGTGAACAGCAGCGTGCAGACGATGGAACACGGCACAAGGCTCTCTGCATACCGTGTGGTGAACATCAACGCCACCAGTGGACACGCTGACCTTGCTGTATATAGGGACGGCCGTGCATGGATGTTGGAGGTCAAAACAGCGACCGGCAAGACATCACCAAGCCAGCACAAGTTCAGCGAGTGCTGTCTGCGCTATGGTGTGCCCTACGCTGTAGTCAGGTCAGTTACAGAAGCTGTCGAATTTGTAAGGGGGAACTAATGATATACGACCTAATACTTGCCGATGCCTGCCACCTGCTTGGTGTTACACCCGAGGAAGTGTATGCCAACAACAGGAAGGCAGGAGCCGTCAGGGCTCGATCGATCACATGGTATGTGTTGAGTAAGCACTACGGCTGGTCGCTGACTACGATAGCACAGCACAGCAAGAAACATCACACCACTGTCTTGCACGGCATCCGTGCAATCGAGGACGGTATCCTGATGTATGCTGACATCCGCAGCGTTGTAGCACAGATACGAGGCGTGAACTATGCACAGCTCGTGCATGGCCTGTGAGGTTGTGGATAAATACCAGAGCCATTGCGATATTTTACCGCATGAATTTGACGCCATCACAAGAGGCCGAACTCAAGAGACGCGCCCGTGCTATGCTCGGCTGGACGGCTTTGTCGAGATGGTGCTCTGTGTTGTTAGGTCGTGACGTGCCTGTGTCTGAACTAAAGGCTGACTACGGCCTCATGATCGAGAACGAACGTAACGACGTCAGGTTCCAACTGGCAAGCACACAGATCGAGAAGGCGCTGAGTGGTGATAACACCATGCTCATCTGGTTAGGGAAGCAACACCTGGCACAGACCGACAAGGCAGCCACCGAGGTGACCGGCAAGACCGACATTAGAATCCTGCTGACACCAGCGACAGAGGAGCCCAAGGCCATCGAGGATGCTGAGGTCATAGCAATAGGGCCAGCGCAGTGATAACGATAGATGCACAATTCCACCCTGGCCAAGCCCTGATATTCAAGAACCGCAGACGGTTCAACACTGTGGCCTGCGGTCGCAGGTTTGGCAAGACTGTCATGGCCGAGGCCTTGCTTATCGAGAAGGCTATCGAGGGCCTGCCGTGTGCTTACTTTGCACCTACATACAAGATGCTGTCGGATGTTTGGAAAGCTGTGAAGACAGCCCTGCACCCTATCACCACATCGATAAGTGAACAGGAGAAGCGCCTAATGCTAACCACAGGTGGCGTTATCGACTTCTGGTCACTCGATGCCTATGACAGTGTTCGAGGCCGTAAGTATGCACGTGCTGTCTGTGATGAGGTTGCTATGGTGCGCTCGTTCATGGACGCCTGGAACGAGGCCATCAGGCCGACCCTGACCGATTACAAGGGCGACGGCTATTTCTTCTCAACCCCCAAGGGACGCAACGACTTCCACACGATGTTCGAGCGTGCTAGGACAGACGAGACATATGCCAGTTTCAGGATGCCGACCTCGGTGAATCCGTACATATCACTCGACGAGATCGAGGCTGCACAGAAGGAACTGCCGACGGTGGTGTTTAATCAAGAGTATCTTGCCGAGTTCGTGGATGTGCAGGGCGCTCTGGTGAAGCGTGAGATGATCACGTATGTAGATAGTAGTCAAGTACCGCGTGACCTGAAGATCGGTATGGGTGTTGACCTTGCCATCAGCAAATCAGATAGTGCAGACTACACAGCTATTGCTGTTGTGGGCTATGATAAGGACTCAGGCCGTAGGTACGTGCTCGACATCTGGCGAGGTAAGATAGGATTTCACGAGGTCGTGGGAGCGGTGAACGCATTGGCGACCAAGTGGAACCCTTCACGTATCAACATTGAGGCCGTGCAGTATCAGGTGGCTGTCGTGCAGGAACTGCTGCGCAAGACGTCGCTACCCGTCAAGGGTGTCAAGCCCGACCGTGACAAGGTCACAAGATTTCACGGGTTGCTGGCACGCTACGAGCAGTTACTCGTTACACATGTGAGAGGGCTGGAGCCTTCATTCGAGCAGGAGCTTTTAAGTTTTCCAGAGGGAAACCATGACGACATGGTCGACGCCCTCGTATATGCAGAGATGGCCGCTGTGAAAACACAGGGCGCTGGAGTCATTACTTTCTGAGGTTGGACATGCCGCACACGTTACACCTTGGCGATTGCCTGGATATTTTACGAACTATCACCGACAACAGCGTCGATGCTGTGGTAACAGACCCACCCTACGGCCTGTCATTTATGGGCAAGCGTTGGGACTACGACGTTCCGAGCGAGGACATCTGGCGCGAGTGCCTGCGTGTGCTCAAACCTGGTGGGCATCTGCTGGCCTTCGCAGGAACACGAACGCAACACCGTATGGCCGTGCGTATCGAGGACGCTGGTTTCGAAATACGAGACATGATCGCTTGGGTGTATGGGTCGGGGTTCCCTAAGTCGTTGGATGTGAGCAAGGCGATTGACAAGGCAGCAGGAGCGGAGCGCACTGAATTTTACAAAAAACCAATTGCATACCCCGACTCTGATTGCTGGAGCGTTCCTAATAAAAATTCAAAAGGAAACAATATAGGATTTGATACACAGGGCACGAGCAACAGAAAAGACATGGACGGTCAAGGCAATTTAATCATGTCTTTACCCTCCACCGAACTCGCCCGTCAATGGCACGGGTGGGGCACGGCGCTGAAGCCTGCGCTGGAGCCTATCACGGTGGCGAGAAAGCCGCTTATCGGAACGGTAGCTGAGAACGTGCTTACGTGGGGAACGGGTGGGGTGAATGTGGATGGGTGTCGGGTGGAAGCGAGCGACGGCAGACCGCTAATCGAAAGTAAGTCGGAGGAATCTCTGCACGCATTCGGCAATGGTCTAAACGGTTCGCGATTTGCTGGCATGACCACCCTCGGCCGTTGGCCTGCCAACCTTATCCACGACGGGAGCGAGGAGGTGGTAGGGTTGTTTCCGAACACGAAAAGCGGTGCATTTAACAGCACAATACAAAAGCCAACGAATGGTGCAAGTAAAGGCCGGGAATATGCGCGCATGCGAAAAGATCGAGAATCCGACTCTGGCTCCGCAGCCCGTTTCTTCTACTGCGCCAAAGCGTCCAAGCGTGACAGGGATGAGGGGTGCGAGGGGATGGAGGCGAAGGCAGCAGGAGCGCTCAACATGCGTACGGATTCACATGCAATAGCCAACAACATGAACACGCAACCAAGAACCAACCACCACCCCA